CTAACTTTTTAGCGTTTGCTAAAGGGGGTTCAGAAATAGGTAGAGTACAAAAAAATTCTGGGGCTGATACAGTTAATTATTCAACAACATCTGATTATAGACTAAAAGAAAATGAAGAAAATATTTCTGATGGAATTACCAGAGTTAAACAACTTAAACCTTATAAGTTTAATTGGAAATCTTATCCAGAAGCAAATAAAGTAGATGGTTTTTTTGCACATGAAGTTCAGGCTGTTGTTCCTGAAGCAGTAAATGGTGAAAAAGATGCTGTAGATGATAATGATAATATAAATCCACAAGGCATTGACCAATCTAAATTAGTGCCATTGCTTACGGCTGCACTGCAAGAAGCGATAGCCAAGATTGAAACATTAGAAACTAAAGTAGCAGCACTGGAGGCAGAGTAATGAGTTTAGCAAGAGACATAGCAGACTTAGGAGCAGTAACTTCTAGGCTCGATACTGTTGGTGCTAGTAGTGGTGCCTTGTCTAATCGAAACCTTGTAATAAATGGGGCAATGCAAGTAGCTCAAAGAGGAACCTCATCTACAGGTATTGGTGCTTCTATTGGATATTACACTTTAGATAGATACAGTTTTATTTTAGGAGATGCTTCAGCAGGGCGTTTAACAATGACGCAAGAAGCAGATGGTCCAGTTGGTTTTGCTAATTGTTTAAAACTAGCTTGCACAACAGCAGATACTTCTATTGCCGCTGGTGAGCGTTTGTTTTTACAACACAAAATAGAAGCTCAAAATTGTCAAGCTATTGGTAAAGGTAAAACTGGAGCCAAACCATTTACTGTAAGTTTTTATGTAAAAGCTAACGCTGCAAAAACATATGGACTAGAAATTTTTCAATCTGATCATAACAGACAATGTACTAAATTATTTAATGTTACAACAGATTGGACTAGAGTTGAGCTTACTTTTCCAGCCGATGTGGATGATGGTTCTAGCCCCATAGCTGATGATAATGGAGAAGGATTAGTATTACAATGGCAACTCCATGCTGGTTCAAACTATACTAGCGGCACATTAAATAGTTCAGCGTTTGCTGACAACGTAAATGCTAATCGTGCTGGTGGAATAGATAGTTTTTTTAGCAGCACTTCTAACACTTTTTTTCTTACAGGCGTTCAGGTAGAAGTAGGCAGCACCGCTACGGACTTTGAGCATCGGTTATTTGGTGATGAGTTGCAGAAATGTAAACGCTATTATCAAAAATCAAGGAATGTCGATGTTTACAGTGGTGACTCAGACAGAGGTGGGGAAGTTACTTTTAGAGGGGAAAATTCAGGCTCTACACAAATGTATCAATGGTATGGATTCCCAGTAGAAATGCGGGCTGACCCTACCATTACAACAGAAGGAACTGCTCCAGATGATATAACTTCAACATTAATTGGTACAAATGGTTTTAGAGCAGGGTATTCAACGGATAATAATCATTATAACTTTTATTATTATGCAGATTCGGAGCTTTAAATGGAAAAGATAAATTTTGATAGTGTTCGTTACGAAGCTTCTTTAGAAGCAGAAGAACCTGATAACCTTATCGCCATTATTGGTGGTGTGAAGCATATCATCCCCCTTGACCCAGCCAACCGCCACTATGCAGCCATACAAGAATGGGCAGAAGAAGACGGCAACGAGATCCAAGCGGCTGAGTAATGTCAACCCTAGATCAAATCAGGATCGCTGCTGAAAGTGATCTTGTAACATTTATAAGGTTAGTAGCACCAGAGCAGGTACTAGGGCAAGCCCACGAAGATGTCTGTAACTGGTGGATAAGACCTGAAGCAAAGACACACCAACTCCTACTCTTTCCTAGGGATCACGGCAAGTCAAGATTAATAGCGTTTAGAGTAGCTTGGGAGTTGACAAAGAACCCAGCATTGCGTATACTGTACATATCAGCTACAGCTAACCTTGCTGAGAAACAACTAGGTTTTATCAAAGGGATACTTACTTCAGACATATACAGAAGGTATTGGCCTGAACACGTAAACTTTGATGAAGGTAAACGAACACGATGGACTAACTCAGAGATTATGTTAGACCATCCATTAAGGAAGAAAGAAAATGTTAGAGACCCTTCGATCTTTACTGGTGGACTCACTACTTCGCTTACGGGATTGCATTGTGACATTGCTGTCCTCGATGACTGCGTGGTGTACGAAAATGCTTACACAGGCGAAGGACGCAATAAAGTCAAAAGTCAATACTCTCTTCTCTCTTCTATTGAAGGTGCTGAGGCTAAAGAGTGGGTAGTAGGAACTAGGTATCATCCTGCTGACTTGTACAACGATCTACTACAAATGACTGAGGATCAGTACAATCCAAAAGGTGATAAGATAGGTGAGGATAGTATCTACGAGATATTTGAGAAACCTGTAGAAGAAAGAGGTGATGGAACTGGTGAGTTCCTTTGGCCTAGAACCCAACGCAAAGACGGTAAGTGGTTTGGGTTTGACATGAAGATACTGGCTAAGAAACGTGGTCAGTACCTAGACAAAGGACAGTTCAGAGCACAGTACTACAACGATCCTACTGACCCTGATAACGTACCTGTCTCACCAGATAAGTTTCAGTACTACGAAAGAAAACACGTAAGAGAAGACAACGGTTACCTGTTCTACAAAGATAGTAGACTAAACGTATTTGCAGCAGTTGACTTCGCATTTAGTTTAAATAAACGTGCTGACTATACAGCAATAGTTGTAATAGGAATTGATGCAGAAAACAATGTCTACATCTTGGACATCGATAGATTCAGGACTGACAGAATATCTGATTACTTTGACCACATACTCCATATGTCAAACAAGTGGTCCTTCAGAAAACTCAGAGCAGAAACAACAGTCGCACAAATGGCAATCGTCAAGCAACTTAAAGAACTTATCAAACAACACGGACTAGCTATCAGTATTGATGAGTACAGACCTAATAAAAACCAAGGCAACAAACAAGAGCGTATAGCTTCGATACTTGAGCCACGCTATGACAACATGGGTATATGGCACTACAGAGGTGGTAATATTCAAATACTAGAAGAAGAGTTGTCATCACGTAACCCTGCTCACGATGATGTTATAGACGCACTAGCTTCAGTCATAGACATGGCTGTCAAACCAGCTAGAGTAATACGTAGGAGTAGAGATAACGTGGTACAGTTTAATTCTAGATTCGGTGGAGTGTCCTTCTAATGGCTGGAACAACTATTGACCTTCAGACTATGATTGATCCTCACGGTCTAGCAACAGACATTGCTGATCGTTGGGTTAATTGGAATCAAGCAAGACAAACAAAAGTTGAAGAGTGGAAAGAGTTACGTAATTATATTTACGCAACAGACACACGTAATACAACCAACAGCAAGTTACCTTGGACTAACAGTACAACTACTCCAAAGTTAACACAGATAGCTGACAACCTACACGCTAACTACTTTGCTGCTTTGTTTCCTCAGAAGCGTTGGTTCAGGTTTGAAGCTCAAGACAACGATGCTAACACAAAGTCTAAACGAGATGTTATTCAGGCGTACATGGAAAACAAGTTACGTCAGTCAGACTTTTCTAACACAACAAGCAAACTAATCAATGACTACATTCAGTACGGCAACTGCTTTGCTACAGTAGAGTTTGAAAGAGACTACACAACATATGAAGATGGTGAGACTGTAGTAAATTACATAGGACCAAAGCTTGTACGTATTAGTCCTTTTGATATTTGTTTTAATCCTCTAGCTTCTAGCTTTGCTGACAGCCCTAAGATTGTAAGAACAGTTTTAACTACAGGTGAGTTAGCTAGAAAGATTGATGAGTCAACAGAAAACGAGTACCTTCAGGGTATCTTTGATAAGATGATGGCTAACAGGGCTGCTGTCAGTGGTAATGATGTTGACATAGATAAGTCTGCAGGTTTTACAGCAGACGGTTTTACAAACTTAAACGAATACTATGAGTCAAACTTTGTAGAGTTACTGACATTCTACGGTGACATCTACGATGACTCAGAAAAGAAGTTCCACAAGAACAGAGTTATAACTATTGTAGACAGAGCTTACGTAATCTACAATGAACAGAATCCAAGCTGGTTAGGCAAGGCTTCTATATTCCACGCAGGTTGGAGAGAGCGTCCAGACAATCTATACGCAATGGGGCCACTTGACAATCTTGTTGGTATGCAGTATAGAATAGATCACCTAGAGAACCTCAAGGCTGATGTCTTTGATCAGATAGCTTACCCAATCATTAAAATAAGAGGTGACGTAGAAGACTTTGACTTTGAACCTGCAGCAAGAATATATATGGGTGAGGAAGGTGATGTAGGTTACCTAGCCCCTGATACAACAGCACTCAACGCTGACTTCCAGATACAGAACTTAGAAAACAAAATGGAGATGTTGGCTGGTGCTCCAAGAGAAGCTATGGGTATCCGTAGTGCAGGTGAGAAAACAGCCTTTGAAGTACAGCAGTTGATGACTGCAGCAGGACGTATTTTTCAACACAAGACTGCACACTTCGAAAGAGTATTCCTAGAGCCTATTCTAAACGGTATGCTTGAAGCAGCAAGACGTAACATGGATGCTGCTGATACAATAAGAGTTCTTAACGAAGACACTGGACTATTCTTCTTTGAAGAAATTACTAAAGAAGACATCAAAGGTAACGGTAGGATAGTTCCTGTAGGTGCTAGACACTTCTCTGAAAGAGCACAAAGAGTTCAATCTCTAACTCAACTTTACCAACTAAAACTAGCTGACCCAACAATAGCAGCACATATGTCAGGCAAAGAGTTTGCTAGAATACTGTCAGAGGAGCTAGGTGAACCTGCTGTATTTGGAGAGAACATTACTGTAGTAGAACAAATGCAGACACAGAAAATAGCTACAGAAGCTCAGGTAAGATTTGAAGAAGAACAAGAGATAGCAATAGAAGAAGGGTTATAGTATGCCGTATAAAAAAGGTAAAGTAAAAGAATACAAGAATACAACCAAGAAGAAAAAAGACAAAAAGAAAAAGATGAAGATGAAAAAATAATGAAAGCTGCTTGGTTTAAAGAATGCAAGACAAACGAGGAAAAGTTTGCTGTAAGGCAAGCTGTAGTTTCTAACAGAGAAAGCCTTGACCGTCTTCAACAAGTCCTAGAGCCTATGCTCAAGGAAACCTCACCTTCAGCAGACTATGATAGTCCTTCTTGGGCTTATAAGCAAGCTGATAGGAATGGTTACAACAGAGCACTAACCCAAGTGCTAGAACTTATTAACCTAGATAAGGACAAGGAGAACTAAAATGGTATTTACTGATGCGCCAGCAACCGAACAAAGCAATCAGAATACAGATACTACTGCAACAGAATCTCAACAAGAGGGTTCTTACCTGCAGAGGATCGTAGAGGCAAAGGGAGATAACTGGAAAGACCCTGAAGTGTTAGCCAAAGGCAAATTAGAAGCTGATGGTTACATTAAAAATCTTGAAGACCAACTCACTCAAATGAGGGAAGACTTAAAGAAACAGGAATACAAATCCGAAGTTCTCGAACAACTCCAAAGCAAGGCCGCTGAAAATACTGCAGCGAGTAATGGAGTGCCTAATAACAGTAACACTGAAACTCAGAATACCTCTGGTACTTTCAGTGAGGAAGACCTGAAGAGCCTTGTAGAAAAGACACTTGGTCAGCGAGAGTTGGAAGCTAAAGTTCAAGGCAACCTACAACTTGTTGATAAAGAGCTAGAGGGAAGCTTTGGCACTGAAGCCAAGGCTCAAATTGAAAAGAAAGCAACAGAGCTTGGTATGTCAGTAGATCGTTTACGAGATATTGCTGCTGAGTCACCTAACGCATTCTTTGCTCTTATAGGGGAGAACAAACGTCCAGCTAATCCTATGGTTAGTGGGTCAGTTCGAACTGAGGGTGTCGCTATGCAACCCTCTACGGAAAGAAACTTTGAGTACTACCAAAACTTACGTAGAGAAAATCGTAACTTGTACTATTCCGCTAAGACGCAGCAACAAATGTTTGAAGATAAAGCTCGGCTTGGCGATAAGTTTGGTGCATAATTAAAGGAACTTAGACATGGCAATGACCACATCTAATACCTCGTTCCTGCAACGTGCTCAGGTCTATTCATCAGAATTAAAGGACATTCTGCGTGAAGAGATGATGGCACAACGATATGTGCGTATGCTTGATGGTTTTCCTGATGGAAACACTTTCAACATCCCATCTATCGGTCAGGCACAGGTAGACAACTACACTGAGGACAGTGCCGTTACTTACCGTCCATTAGACACAGGTAACTTCACATTCACAGTGGATAAGTATCTTTCATCAGCTACTTATATGACTAAGAAAGCAGAGCAAGACACATTCTATTCAACAGAATTAATGTCACGCTTTGTACCTGAACAAGAACGTGCAATCATGGAACACTTTGAGACAACCACTCTCGCTGCTCCAGAATCTGGCGTATCAGCTAACTCAGCCGAAGCAATCAACAGCATCTCAATGCGTGTTGGTTCAACAGGATCA